TAAGCTATGAAGATGTTTTCGACTTTAGGTTTGAGAAAGCATACAAGTATGATCTTATATTACTTAGGAACATAATGGAATCTATGTATTCCGCATTTTATAAGCAATTCAGCACTTACGAGCACCAAGAAATCATCCCTGATAAAAGTGGTCGATGTTCTGGCTTTGTTGTGAAAAATAAACGCTTGTATAGGGAGATACCAAACCAGCTAACTGGCTTCGTTGACGAGGATGATGAGTATTGGATCCGAGCGCTAATAAAGTTAAGATTTGTTGAAACAAACTTTCCACATACAGATGCTGAGCTTAGCAGCTATGCAGATTTAGCTACAAAAAAAATGAGACTATTTGGTGTTGAGCATGCTTTAAGGTATGTTAATGGGATAACAAAAGGATTTTTTGTAACTCAGTTTACACTCGAAGGAGCTACTTGGCATGGCCAAACAAAGCTAGAGTACGAAGAAAGAATTAAAAAAAGAGACCAAGATATTAACAAAACCTCTGGCCGTGATTATGTTCTTACAGGAACAAAAAATATCGTGAGGTAAGCTTGTATTTTCAAATATTTGATGCTAAGGAACAATGCAAGAGTGTTTTAGCAAATGGCGTAATACATGATAGTCTAAGTGAAGACATGACACACACTTGGTCATACTCGCCACATTTGCGCGATAAAGATATACGCTATGCAGAAGTTTGGTCAAGAGGCCTAACTTTAGACGAAGCATGCCCGGATAATTTAAAAGACGAATGGCATGCACTAAACTTAAAAACTAAAGCCTTTATAAAGAGCATGCACACCTCAAAAATTAACTTAAATGATAATTGTATTTTTGAGCTACTGCCTGATTTTTTTCTTGTAGATTTCTATTCGATGAAAAACAAAATTACTCAGCATATCTTTGATACTACACAAGAGCCATCGAATTATCACTTCTTATCAGAATTGTGTCGTTTTCTACATGATATATCCCAAAGAGATTTAAAATTAAATTTTGATAATCTTCAATGGTCAGATAAAAAAACCAGAGATGCATTTAACAAAGTAAGAAGCACAAAGAATAAAATTCAATATTCTCCATGGGTTACTGCAACTGGCCGTTTAAGTACAAAGCCAAATAGCTTTCCAATTCTTAATTTAAATAAAGAACTGCGGAGTTATATTGAACCTACTAATGATTTGTTTGTTGAGCTAGATTACAATGCAGCGGAGCTTAGGGTGCTCTTTGCTCTGCTGGGAAGAGACCAGCCATCTAACGATTTACATGAGTGGATTGGAGAACATATATTCAATGGAAAGTATGAGAGAGCCCAAGTAAAAAAGAAAGTTTTCTCTTGGTTATATAACCCAAAGGCTAAAAATAAAAAGCTTAATGAGTTTTTGTGTCGACAAGATGTACTAGATAAGTATTATAATGGGCAATTTGTTGAAACCCCGTATGATCGTCGTATTGAGGTTGATCAGGAAAGAGCTTTAAATTATGTTATTCAAAGCACAGCTAGTGATTTGTTCTTAACATCAGCGATGAAAATTGATAAAATGTTGCAAGAAAAAAAATCTTTTGTTGCATTTTGTGTACATGATAGTTTGGTTTTAGATGTGAGTATTGAAGACAAAGCAATGTTAAATGTTTTAACGAAGCAATTTTCAGAAACAAAGTTTGGACATTTTAAAGCCAATATTAGCATTGGTAAAAATTATGGTTCTATGAAGAGGGTTAAATGAATGTTATCGGCATAGGCACTCCCGGATGCAAGATAGTTGAGAAACTTGAAAATTATAAACAATATAAGACTTTTTATGTCGACACTGAAAACCAAGGGTATACTGGCTTTTATACTGTTAGACATCAAAATTCTCATCATGATTACGAAAAAAATTATAAAAAGCTTGCTTTTCGCAATTGCAAAGGTGAAAAAACGTTAATTTTATCTGGTGCTGGTAACATCAGCGGGATTATTTTAAGGTTATTAGAACAATTCAAAGACGATCCTTTGACTATAGTTTATGTTAAGTCTGATGAAGTTCCTTTAGCAGAAGCTAAAAAAAAGAAAGACAGAACTGTTATGCAAGTTTTGCAGCAGTATGCAAGATCCGGAATGCTTAAGAGATTATTTATCGTTTCCAATAAAATGGTTGAAGAAGTAGTGGGTGATCTAACGATTAAAAATTATTGGGAGCAAATCAATAATGTAATTGCCAGTACTTTCCACATGTTTAACGTTTTCGAGAATACAGAGCCACTTTTAAAAAATACATGCACGGCGCCTGAAACTGCACGGATATCAACCTTTGGCGTTGTCAACTACAAGACAGGCGATGAAAAATTGTTCTATGATTTAAAGTTTCCTAGGGCTAGAAGCTATTACTATAACCTAAATAATCAAACTCTAGACACCGAGAAAGACACACTCAATAAAATACGAGAGTTCGTTAACAAGAAGTCTGAAGAGAAAATAAGCGTTGGTTTTTCAATTTATCCTACCGATTATGAAGAGAATTATGTGTATTCCAAGCATGATGCATCATACGTCCAAGAAGAAAATGAAAATTAATGTTTACTATGAATAAAGAGTTTTTATTGTATAACTGAGCCAGTCAGAAGATTAGCTGGCTGGACTATAGCTAAAAGCAAAAAGGAGAAAATACTATGGGTATTAATTTAGCAAAAATGAAAGAGAAGCTCGATGCCTTGGAGAATCGAGGTCAAAAGAAAAGTGTCTTTTGGCGCCCTGAGGATGGAGAGCAAACAATTCGTATTGTACCGACTGCTGACGGTGATCCGTTTAAGGAGTTTTGGTTTCATTACAATCTAGGCAAGAACGCAGGATTCTTGAGCCCAAAGAAGAACTTTGGTGAGGAGGATCCTTTGAATGATTTTGTTCGCAGCTTATATAAGGATGGTTCCGAAGAATCTGTTAAGATGGCGAAGAACCTTTCAGCGCGTCAGCGCTTCTTTGCACCTGTTGTTGTACGCGGTGAGGAAGACCAAGGCGTGCGCCTATGGGGCTTTGGAAAAATGGCATACCGAGAGCTACTTGGTTTGGTGCTTAATCCTGAGTATGGTGACATCACTGATGTTACTGAGGGCACTGATCTTACTATTCAATATGGTAAGCCTCCCGGTGCACAGTTTCCGCAGACTAGTATTACGCCTCGTCGTAAGCCTTCGCCATTGGCTAGCTCTGAAGCAGAGATTTCAGCTTTCTTGGATCAGATTCCTGATTTTACAGAAGTTTTTGAGCGTAAGACTCCACAGCAAGTGCAGAACATGCTAGATGAGTTTTTGCTTGGGGAGTCAGACGCTGAAGAGATGTCAGCTGAGACAACAAAGTATAATGGCACTCAAAGCAGCATTGACCAAGCCTTCAATGAGCTTATGGGATAATAGTCCTCCACCGCAGGGAGGCCTGGGTTTACAGAGGCCTCATTTTTTTATATAAGGAATTTTATTATGATTTTGATGAAGAGAATTTTGGCTGTTACAGCAGCTAGTGCTTTCCTTGTAGGATGTACGCCTACAAATACTGATAGTGTTAACACTAATACTGCCACTAATACTGGCAATGTTACGACCACTAATACTGGCAATGTTGCAACTACGCCTGTTAATACGACTACCAATACTGGTACTACGACAGGCACAGTGACTAACAATACTGGTACTACGACAGGTACAGTGAATAACAATACCAATAGCACAACAAACAACACCACAACAAATGTTGAGAATGTTGAGGGTACTACTAATAATACTAATACCACCAACACTCCTACTGGTGTTACTGACAACTAGTCAGATAATACCGCAGGAAGGCACGGGTCTACAGGTGTCTTAATTTTATTTAAAATTAAAGAGGTTAATTATGGAAAACATTAAATTTAAAATTGGCTTTGTTAAAGCTAGCGGATATTACCAACCAGACCCAATTGCTCTTATGCACGTTTGGAACCGCAGTGATAGTGAGACTGCAGCACAGCGCTACTTGGTTAGCGCATGGATGCAATTCAAACAAAGCGCTAGCTACAGTCCAGATGTCAACAAAAAAGGCAAAAAGACAGACCCCAATCTAAGTGTTACTAGCCTTCGAGAAAGAGCTAAGAACTTTCGTAAGAAGGGGGTGTACATGAAGAAAATGCCTAAGCAAAGCACTTCCAAATATAATTGGAAGGAGATTATCGAAGCTAGCATGGAATATAAAGATCAGCAAGGTACGCTTAATTTTTAATTAATACCGCAGGAAGGCACGGGTTCGCAGGTGTCTTAATTACAACACATACACTAGTTACTAGTAGTTATGGAAGCCTTATTCTACACTGGGTTCGGTTTAGCTCTTTTTTGTTTGGGCGTAGCTACTGGTGCGATTATAGAAAATAGATTAATTAGAGTACGCTCTCAAATAGAAGACGACTATGATGAAATATATAAAGAAGTAAAAGAAATTAAACCTATGCTTGTTTCACTTGTCGATAAGTTAGAGCGTGATTATAATAGTTATACACCAGTTATATACGAACTACAAGATCCGAATGTAACAATGGAATTACCAATAATAAAAGAGGAATCATGGCTAAGAAAGCAAAAAAACTTGGAAGATTGAGCATAGGTGAGATGAAGAACCTCATCAATAAAAAAGCAGGTCTAAACCTAGCACACAAGTTAACAGAGGATAATCCCACAGAAGTCAAAGATTGGATCCCAACCGGATCGCGATGGCTAGATAGTATCATCTGTCGCGGTAAACTAGCAGGAGTACCAGTTGGTAAAGTAGTTGAGATCGCTGGACTCGAAGGGTCTGGTAAATCTTACATGGCTGCGCAGATTGCTGCAAACGCCCAAAAAATGGGCATTGATGTTGTTTATTTTGATTCAGAATCTGCTATTGATCCTAAATTTCTTAAGAACGCAGGCTGTAATATTGATACTCTATTGTACGTACAGGCCCAAAGCGTAGAGTTTGTACTGGAGACTATTGAAGAGTTGCTGGGCTCAAATGAAAACAGAATGTTGTTTATTTGGGATAGTCTAGCTTTAACACCTGCTATCAGTGATGTTGAGGGTGATTTTAATCCTCAGTCATCTATGGCGGTAAAAGCTAGAATTTTAGCTAAAGGCATGTCAAAGCTGACTGTACCTATTGCGAACTCACAATCAACATTTTTAGTGCTTAATCAGCTTAAAACTAATATTCCTCAGGGCCCTGCGGGTCGTATTGAAGCAATGATTAATCCATATGTTACTCCCGGAGGCAAAGCAATGCATTACGCATATTCTCTTCGGGTGTGGCTAACTGGAAGAAAAGCTAAGGCATCGTATATTATGGATGATCATGGTTTTAGAGTAGGCTCGGAAGTTAAAGTCACCTTAAAGAAAAGTCGCTTTGGGTCTGAAGGACGACAGTGCACTTTTAAAATTTTATGGGGTGGTGATATCGGCATTAAAGATGAAGAGAGTTGGTTTGAGGCAATCAAAGGATCAGACAATTTGTCGCAGTCTGGAGCTTGGTATAATCTTATTTTCGAAGATGGTACTAGTGAAAAATTTCAAGCTGCAAAATGGATGGAAAAACTGCAAAATGAAAAGTTTAAAAAACGAGTATTGCAGATAATGGACGAAGAAGTTATTATGCGCTTTGAGAAAAAAGAAGGTAATGCTGAAGACTTCTACGACATTGACCAAGAAGAATAGTTTTATAATTTACAATCTGTTGTTATAATTTAAATAGAGTTTAAAGTTCGCACTATTTATTTCATGGAGAACCATTGATATGCAAAGCTTAAAAAAGCTCGTTGAGGCAGAACTTAAAACACAACTTTATGAAGCAGAATTTGTTTTAAAATCTGATAGAGATAAAAATATTACTATTGTTACAGACAACTTACGTGGCGTCTGCGGAATTACCGTGGTAACTGTATTAGAGCCTGCTGTAGCAGTCTCAGCTAGTGCCGAGAGCACAGTTGTCAAGGTAAAATTTTTCTTATTAGAAGCAACTGTTAGGGAGCAATTGGTGAGAATAGCTCGTGAAGCAAATAGCATCGCTGGTGTGTTTTCGTTAATGCCTCGTCTTAGAACAGCAAAAGCAGTTTTTAGTAGAATTTATAGACAAAAACAAAAAGCACAAAACAACGAGGATAAAATGTACGATGGAAAGAGAATCTTAATTATTGATCAGCTTAATTTATTTTTTCGAAACTATATTGTCAACCCTAGTCTTTCTGTCAATGGCCAGCCAATTGGTGGTCTTAAGGGTTGTTTTCAGAGTATTCAGAAAATTGTTAGAGAATCAAAGCCAGATCTTATTATAACATGCTGGGATGGAGAGGGCGGATCTGCAAAGCGTAAGTCAATGAATAAAGACTATAAAGCTGGTAGAAAACCTATACGTCTAAACAGAGGCATCAGAAATATGTCTGAGCAACAAGAGATGGAGAACAAAATTTGGCAGCAGACAAGATTGATTGAATATTATAATCAAACGCCGATAATTCAATTTATGTACAAAAGCACTGAAGCTGATGATATTATTGCTTATCTATCAAACATGAAGGAACTTGAAGGCGCAGAAAAACTGATCATCTCAAGTGACAAAGATTTTTTTCAGCTTTTAGACGAGAAAACCGTATTATACAGGCCAATTCAAAAAGAAATCTTGAATGAAAATAAAATAATTGAAAAATTTAATATTCATCCTGTTAACTTTGCAATGGCTAGAGCCATGGCTGGCGATAAGTCCGATAATATTGAGGGCATCGAAGGCCTAGGCCTTAAGACTATTGCAAAAAGATTTCCAATGCTTAAAGATTCAAATCAGGTAACTATTGATGGTATACTTAAGCATGCTCAATCAAGTAGTTTAGAATCTAACGTTAAAGCATATGCCCGCGTTGTCGAAAAGATTGATGTAGTCGAAAGAAACTATAAGATGATGCAGCTTTATGCACCAATATTGACAATCGATTCGAAAAAATCGATTAGGGACACGATGAACAATCCGGATCTGTCTTTCAACAAGACTGAACTCTTGAAGATGATGTTGACTGATGGATTTGGTGAAATTAATTTCATCGAGTTGTTTCAAAATTTCAATAGAATCTCCTTGGACAATTAATAATCTGTTGCTAAGTTATCATTATCGGAGAATAACATGAATAAAGAACTTGGCTTCTCAAAATACGGGAAGCAATTCCAAGAATCGCTAGCACAGATGGTTCTTGAAGATAGGCCATTTGCAGATCAGATCGAGGAGGTTATTGACACTCAATTTTTTGAGTTAAATTATCTTCGCGTTTTTGTAAAAAAGATATTTTCTTATCGTAAAAAGTATGGTGTACACCCTACAAAAGAAATTATATCTTCAATCTTAAGAACAGACTTGGATCATCATAATGATGCTCTGCAAAAACAAGTTAGAGACTATTTTGCCAGAGTTTTAATTAAGAATGTTGACGACGAAAACTATATTAAAGATACTAGTCTAGATTTTTGTAAAAAACAAAAACTTAAAGAAGCACTAATGCAGTCTGTTGATTTAATTCAAAACTCATCTTACGATGAGGTTAGAAAAGTCATTGACAATGCGCTTAATTTAGGCACCGACAACAACTTTGGTCATAATTTTGTTAAAGACTTTGAGCTTAGGTACGAGATAAAGGCAAGAAATCCAATTTCTACTGGGTGGGACAAAATTGATGCTCTAACCAAAAAGGGTCTAGGTTCTGGCGAACTTGGTGTTGTAATTGCCCCAACAGGCGCCGGCAAATCTATGGTTTTATCTCACTTGGGGTCTCAAGCAGTAAAAGCTGGAAAAAACGTCATACACTATACGCTGGAGCTTTCTGAATCCGTTACAGGTCAACGATATGATAGTTGTATCAGCGGCGTGCCTTTAAGTCAGCTTTTTCAAGAAAAAGATCAAGTGCTTGAAACAATTAGTGATATTGATGGCACTTTAATTATTAAAGAATACCCCACTAAAACAGCTTCTACTAATACGATTCGAGCGCATTTAGAAAAATTAAAAAAAAGAAATCAAAAAATCGATATGATTTTAGTAGATTACGCTGATTTGCTAAGGTCGACAACAAACTTTAGAGAGAAGAGAGACGAATTGGGTTCTATTTATGAAGACTTGCGTGCTATAGCACAAGAGTACAAGTGCCCAGTTTGGACAGCATCTCAAACAAATAGGACAGGATTGAACGCAGAAGTTGTAACTATGGAATCTATCTCAGAAGCATTTAATAAATGTTTTGTATCTGATTTTATTTGCTCTATCTCAAGAACCATTAAAGACAGAAATGCAAATACAGGGAGGATATTCATAGCAAAGAATAGAAATGGACCTGATGGTTTGGTGTTTCCAATATTCATGGACACAAGCAATGTAAGCATTAAAGTATTGGCGCGCTCAGATCGTCCCGTCGTCGCCGCCGGCCCAAAAGCAAGCGACTATGGCAAAGCTATGAAAGAAAAATATAAAGAAATGAGAAAAGCAAAAGCAAGATTATAAGGGAGGAATAACTAATGGATATAGCTAGCAAAATTTTATCTGATATTACAGTACATATGAAGTACGCAAAGTACATTCCGGAAATGGAACGCCGCGAGACTTGGAAAGAACTAGTTACTAGAAATAAAAATATGCATATCAAGAAATATCCTCATTTAACAAAAGAAATAGATGAGGCCTATACTTATGTCTATGAAAAAAAAGTTTTACCATCAATGCGATCCATGCAATTCGGCGGCAAGCCAATTGAAGTGGCACCTAACAGGATATACAACTGTGCTTTTATGCCTATCGATCATGTCGCTTCTTTTTCTGAGTGCATGTTCCTCCTTCTTGGTGGCACTGGCGTTGGATATTCTGTCCAAAGGCATCATGTTGATAAGCTCCCGGAAATTCAGAAGCCGAATTCAAAGCGCAGTAGAAGATTTCTTATCGGTGATTCAATCGAAGGATGGGCCGATGCAGTAAAAGTTTTAATGCAATCGTACTTTAAAGGTGGCTCAAAAATAAAATTTGATTTTTCTGATATCCGTCCGAAGGGTAGCAGACTAGTTACAAGTGGAGGTAAAGCTCCCGGCCCTCAGCCGTTAAAAGAATGTCTCCTCAAGGTGCAAGGTATCCTTGATGAGAAAGACAATGGAGATAAGCTTGAACCTATCGAAGTACACGATATCATTTGTTATATTGCTGATGCTGTTCTTGCCGGGGGGATCCGTAGGGCTGCTCTTATTTCACTTTTCTCAGCAGAAGATGAGGAAATGCTGGCAGCAAAAACCGGAAATTGGTGGGAGACAAATCCCCAAAGAGGCAGAGCAAACAATTCAGTTGTCTTGATGAGGCACCTAATCACGAAAGAATATTTTATGAATATTTGGGATCGTGTGAAGGAGTCTGGCTCAGGCGAACCTGGGTTTTATTTTTCAAATGATAAAGACTGGGGTACAAACCCTTGCTGCGAGATCGCTTTACGTCCATACCAATTTTGTCATTTGACCGAGGTCAATTCTTCTGACGTCGTATCACAAGAGGACTATGAAGATAGAGCTAGAGTAGCTGCATTTATTGGCACACTTCAAGCCGGATACACAGACTTTCACTATCTGAGAGACGTTTGGCGTAGAACAACTGAAAAAGATGCTTTGGTTGGTGTTTCTATGACCGGCATTGCATCTGGTAAAGTTTTGAATATGGATATGAAAAGTGCTGCAAAAGCTGTCAAGCAAGAGAATAAAAGAGTCGCAGAACTAATTGGTATTAAACCTGCAGCTAGAACAACTTGTGTTAAGCCTGCAGGTACAACCTCTTTGGCTCTGGGAACATCTTCAGGCATACATGCTTGGCATAATGATTTTTATATTCGAAGGCTGAGAGTAGGAAAAAATGAGGCTATATACACTCACTTACAGATTCATCACCCAGAGCTTATTGAGGA